GCATGAGCCTGCAGGCGGCCAACGCCCTGCTCAAGACCTTGGAGGAGCCCCCGGGTCCTGCCGCGATCGTGCTGCTGGCCCGAGATTTGCAGGCCATCCCGGAGACCATCCAGTCCCGCTGCCTGCGCTTCGGATAGCGTCGGGTACTGGCCTGCATTCTCGCCGCCGAGTGAGAGTACCCGGCCTTCCCAGGGTCGGCAGAGGGGGCACTCGTCCGGGCTGTTACTCACGATCACCAGGTCATACCCATTCTCGGTCAACCGATCGACATGACCCTGTATCGCCGCCCGTCCCGATGCGCTGCGTGTCGCCATCTCCGTGTACGAGGCGATGTCCCAGTTGCGACCCGCCGCGTCTCGAAAGCCGGTGATCCCGGCGTCAGCGAAGCGATCCAAGGCGATCTGCGCCGCCTCACGCCGCGTCATCGCACCTGTTGCCGCCCGCGCCGTCGCTTCGGCGATGGTGCTGCGGTACACGTCGTCGGCCACGCGCAGGATGCGGAGATGCGTCGCCTGGACGCGCGTCATCGCCTCCTGTACGAGGTTTTCGACGGCCCGACGTTGCGTCACGGTCAAGACAGGGCGAACCGGGCGGCCAAGGACTCGGGAGAGGTCGCTCGCCGCCTCCGCTGCACCGCCTTCGTATGCCTCGGTGATACCGCGCTCGATCTCACGCTGCGACTCCCTAGCGAGGCGGGCGATCTGCGCCTCGACTTCGGCTTGCACTCGGCGCACCTCGGCCAGCTTGGTTTCGTACCATCCAGGGTCGTCGTCGATGCCGCGCTCCAGTCGCCGGGCAATGCGCTCAAGAAGGTGCGTCTCGGTGTCGGCGTAGATGCGGCGCACTTCGAGGGCGACGGCTTCCCAGGCTGCGGGTGAGGTGGGCATCAGTCAACACCAACCTGCAGCGGATCAGGCATCGCCGTACCCTGCTCCTGCTGGATGCGCTCCACCTCGGCGGCGACCTCTTCGTCACTCCAGTCGGGATGAAGCATGGCGACGAGCGTCTGCGTCGAGGCGGCCCTCGCACGGGCGATCAGCTCCACCGACTCTGCGAGCTCCCGCGTGCTCTCGGCAATGCTGTCGCCGATGCTCGTCGAGGGCCGATAGACGGTGACGCCCGAGCCGAACACCTCGCGGTCGATGGCGAGCATCATCCACAGCACATCATCGATGGCGGGTTCCCAAAACCTCTGCTTGCGTTGTGTCGTCACCAGAGACTTTCGCTCCCTGATCCGCAGTGCCGTCCCACTCTCAGCCCGGCCCTCGATGTTCAGGCCGAAACTCTGCGGACTGTACCCCGCCGTCGTGATGATGCGCTCGATGTAGTGCAGGCAGGTTGCCTCGTGCTCTTGGAAACGAATCGCAGGCTGAAACATCTGCGGGTTCGTCATCGCCTCGCCGGGCGCACCGGCCATCGCGACGAAGAATTCCCGGTCCTCGTCGAACACCAGCGATGTGCTCCCGTCCGACTTCTCAAGCCACTCTTCGGGCACCACACCGCGTGCTTTGGCGAGGCGAATGTCACGCTGCCAGGAGGTGTAGGCTTCGTCCAGCGCGTCCATCAGCGCCTCGCTACCTGCGTAGTCCGACCGCCCGAGATACGCGCCGACCGGATGACTGCGAAAGTGCCTGTTCGGTCGCACATTCGGTACGTAGCGAATCGCCAGCGTGTTCGACAGCGCCGCAGGAAGCGTCACAACGTCCTGCAAATCCGCTGTCTCGGTCCGCGTCGATAGCGGCACGCGCCGACCCAGGCGGTCATGCGTGCCACGGTAGAGCCCGTGCAGGATCACGCCCGGCTCATGGCGCTCGATATGCCGCCACACGGTAGCACCGTCGTCCTCTAACACGCGCCACAGAGTGACCGCCGTCAGGATGCCCCAACGAAACTCCGGGAGTGCTGCGTCCGCCTGTACGACACGCAGTAGCGGCATGTTGGCCACCTCGCGATCCCACACGGGGCCGATGAACACGCCACCGAGCGCCGAGGCCGACTCTGCTGCCTCCAGCAGGCGGTTGTGGATGCCTCCGTCGTCGATCAGCTCCCACAGTCGATCCTGTGCCGCCTTTGCGTCAGAGTCCGCGCGCTCCTCGTGTGCTTCAGGGATGCGGATGTCCGGCACTTCGCTGAACAGCATGTCGGCGCTGGTCTCGGCGATGTCGCCTGCGATGGGCACATGCAGCATCACTCGGCGCTCGTCTTTGATCTGCTTCGCCCAAAAGTGGCCGCGAGGCGTCGGGGTGTAGACGAGCTGCGAGTAGACGCGGGCGATTTGCTCACTATCCCCGCTGTACCACGCCGCCCACTCGGCGTATTTGCGGTACACTGGGAGCCACGGGTCAGGAGGCCACGTTTGATTCTCTACCGGTAGTGCCATCTATGCCGCCTCTCCTTTCCCTTGGACGACCCAGGGACGCCAGATTCGCCGCAGCCCTCGCACGCCATAGCGCAAGGCGTCGGGGCCGTGGTCTGCTTGTTTGATGGGCTTGTCTTCGCCCTTCTCCTGGGCTTTCGGGTCCCAGGTATACGTGCCCATCTCCTCGATCAGACCGGTGCAGGACTCGTGTATCCGCAGCCTGTCAGCGCCGAGGAGTGTCGACACGTCCTGGATGCCGTCGATCACGCTGTTGTCCGCAGGTCTAATCCCTCGCACGCCGTCGTGGTACATTTGCTGGATGAACGAAGCTGCCGATGGGTCGATGAACACGTGTATCGGCACCGTCCCAGCGATCCACCGGCGATACTCGGCGCTCAGTTGGGCGTCCGTCAGTCTGCGCCCCTTCGCCTCGCTGTCCCAGCGCCACTCGCTGCAGACATAGAGGCGGTCGTCTGTGCCCTCGCCGATTAGCAGGTACACGCACGGGTTGTTCGTGCCGTAGTCGATGGACGCCCAATAACGCCGTATCGTCGGCAGTTGCTTCACGACGTGTCGGTCTGGGTCGAACATGTCGTAAATGACACCCTCGGCCAGCACCCACGCGCCGAGGATGAAGCGCTTGTACCAAAGGCCCGTATACTCTCGCTTGAGCGATTCGACGTACCCAGGATCCAGGTTCGGGTTGTCGTCGAGCCCAAAGGACCAGTGTCGGAGGCGCAACTCCTCCGCCCGGTCGAGGTAGTTCCTCTTGAGCCAGTGAAACGGTCCGTCCGGGTTCGTCGTGCCGAAGAAGCGGGCCCCGGTGACCGACAGTCGCGAGAGCAGCATCGTGAAGAAGCTCTCCGGCCACAGCGTGATCTCGTCGCCATAGGCCCCGACAAGCGTCAGACCGCGGATTTTACCCTCACTGCGCTCGTCGTTTGCACCAGCGAGATAGACGCGCCGTCCGAGGATAACCGCCTCACCTTTGCCCGTGAGCAGGCGGAACTCGTCCTCGTCGAGCAGTTCGGCAATAGGGTCGAGGATGTTGCGCTTGAGGGTTCGTTCTGTCTTGCCTACCATGAGCAGCTCGCCGGGAGGCCCGTTCACCACAAAGTCGAGCCAGCGAAGGATACTCGCAACCGTCTTGCCGGAGCGCACCGAGCCGTGCCAGATGTTGAGTCGTGCGTCGGCTTCGAGGATGCTGCGCCTCTGCTTACCCGTCGGCAGTGCCAGCATCGGCCTCTTCCTCCCGCAGGCGTTGTATTAGCTCGCTGATTGCACCGCGCCGCTTGCCGCCGTCGTCGTCCTCCTGGCGGCGCTTGTCGATGAGCACGGCCAGTCCAAGCGTCCAACTGTAGAATCCCTTGGTGTTTACCTCGCCCTTGTCGAGCATTTCCTCAGTTTTGGCGAGGGCCTTGTCGATGAGCCTGATACGCTCGGCCTTGGAGTAGGTACTGCGCGCTTGTGCCGCGCTCGCGGTTTGCGGTGATGACAGATCGAGTCCCGCGGCCTTGGCGATGTTGTGAATCGTGCTCTTGCCGCGCTTGAAACGCTTGGCGACCGAATGCAACGACTCGCCGCCGCGCAGGGCGTTAATGATATTCTGCCGCTCTTTCTCTCCAACAGGTCGAGTCTGGCCCATCATCACCACCTTCTCTCACAAACGGCGCGCCACAAGCCCCGCGGCAGGGGGTGGACCGCGGGGCCTCGGGCTGTGATCGTATTGCGCGCCGTGCCCGATAATGCAGAAGCGCCACACTCCCCGGCGTGACGCCTCTACAAACGAAAAACCCGCCGTGAGTGCGGCGGGTCGATACGCTAAACATGGTGTCAGGAACAAATGTTCCACTCTACCACATTTTAGCCCCTTGACAGGACACGTGTCAAGCGTTCATTTCGTCCACAAGCGCTTTGATCGCCTCGCGATGCCAGCGCCTAACGGTTCTCGGCGTCACGCCAAGCCAATCAGCAATATCCTGCTGCGTCCACTTCTCCATCCCGTACCACGCGAGCAACACCTTCTGATGCCGCTTTTCCAGTCGATCAAAAGCCCGGTCGAAATCGATCCGCTCCAACAGGAGCGCGCTCACCCACGGAAACGCAGGCCGGAATCTCTGGCTCTCACTGCGCTCGTAGCGCACTAGGCGCGGACCGGCGAGGGCGATCCGCGCTCGATCCGCCAGGTGCCTACGGCAAAGACGCTCCACGTCTGCATATGTCAATTCGTTGCGCTCACTCGCCATCGCCTGTCCCGCCATCGTCATCCTCCTCAGCTCGCCTTTCCTACTCGCCGCAGCTCCTCGTACCCAAAGCTCTCGCGATACCCGCACTCCAGCTCAACCGTCGCAAAACGCGGTCCCGCCCACACGACGCGGCCGCGGATCCGCTCCACCACAGCCTCACGCTCGCGCCGTTTGAGGATGCGTCCACGCGTCGAGCGCAGGCGTTCGATCTCCACGCGGTCGCCGATCTGCACGCTCACGCCTCGCCACCTCCGTTTTTCTCAGCTGAACGTTTGTACGCCGCCGCGCGTCCATGCTCCGCGCCGATGCTGTACGCGAGCACGATGCACACGAGAAACACCAGCACAAGGCGAAGCTCGTCGGTCACAGGAGGTCACGCTCCTTTACCAACCTCCAGTTCCCCCACGGTGCGACGACCATCGTGCCGTCGTCGAAACGCACGAGCCGATTCACCGGGCTCTTGTGCCCCTTCGGACCGCGTCCGCCACCTTGAGTGATGAGCGTACCGACTCGTCCATAGAGCGGGTGCGAGTGATCAGAATTCACATAGCACAGGCGAATGCCCGTCTTCACGCGCTCTCACTCCTCGCCTCTGCGATCTCCAGCAGCGTCTCCAGGGGCATGACGACCAACCACGGCCTTCTGTCGGCCCTCAGCGCGAGAGCGTCCTTGCCCTCCAGCCAGTCGTACAACTGCTTGAATCCATCCTTGCGCCGTTTGCACTCCCATCGCAGCCCCAGGCCGATCACGTCACCCGTGTAACTCCCGCCCACGGCACCCGACAGTGGCACTCGCTCGCCACCGATGAGCCGGGCGAATTCGCGCTCCGCATCTGCGCCCTTGCGCCGCTCACTCTTCCCCACCGTACAGCGCCTCCTCCAAGGCTTCGAGTGCCTGCCACTGATCGTAGGTGAGGCGGTCGCGGTCACGACGAAACGCAGCGAGGACTCTACGTACGGCCCCTTCGACTGCCCGTCGTCTCTGCTCTTGGGAATCAGCCTTCTCGCGAACCTCTGGAAAGATCACTCCCGCCCCTCCTCATATTCGAGTAGCGCCATATTCGCGCAGCCCGCAGCAAACCAACCAGAAGCCGCCGAGTAATTCTCCTGCCACAAATGGATGCCGAAGAGGGCGAACGAAAAAACCACCAGGATCCTCGTCAGCATTCGCGTTCCCCCTTCCCAAACGCCCGTTC